GCAAACGGAAGATGACGAATGCTTAAGTGGCTCAAAAATTCGTGAGCAGGTGGCTCACTTTTTCATGAGCATGAGTGGCTCAAAAATTCGTGAGCAAGTGGCTCACTTTTTGGTTGACATTCACAGGTATCTTCCGTATGGATGGCCTCAGGGAAGATATAAATCGAGTTCATGGTCGGGTCACTTCCTTTTGGAACCAGGTATAGAGGGCCTTGTAGAATCGGCACTCCATTTCATGTTTCTGGCTGACAATACAGGCCCCGCCGCACATACCGTAGACGGAACACTGGCGACAGCCAGGACTGACGGAATCAATGAGAGCCTGCTGTTCCTTCAGCCAGTCCTTCCCCAGTTTCTCTTTCCGGATATATAAGCAAGGATAAGCCTGCCCTTGGGCATCCACCTTCTGGATGTGCCGGTTGCTGCAGTAAGTCTCCCCAAAAGTGTAATGGACTTCCCGTCGCCGCTCCAGGGTTTGGTAGAGGCCATCATACCGTTTGTCCCGGATACCGAATCTCCGGAGCCGGGATAGGTAAAGTCCCACGTATTTCTTGTACTGCTCCAGGAGAGAATCATAGTCTTCCTGGGTCAGGGCATAGGGCTGATTGGCTTCGCTAGTCACATGCATAAGGTGAGGAAAGAAGGAAAGAGGCCGTCCGATGACCTTTTCTTTCTCCCGAAAACGGTCCATAATAGCTCCCAGATCCGTATTTCCGTGGTACAGGGTAGTGGAAACCGCCAGATCCGGATACTCCAAAAGAGCAGTAAAAGGATCATAGCCCCGCAGGTCCTTTTCTGCTCCATCGTAGCTGATGCAAATCTGGAAATGGTGTTCCCGGAAGTAGTCCAGGTGCTTTTCGATGCCGATGCCGTTGGTGCTGACTGAAAACTTGGCCGTTGGTACAGCCCCCACCACCTTTCGGATCTCTTTCATGTAAAGCAAAGGTTCCCCTCCCATGAACTTGATGGATCCAGGAGGATTCTCTTTCAGTTCCGCCAGGAATTCTTCCGAAATGCCCCCTTCCCCGTCCGAGGCCTCCCGGTGGCAATAGGCACAGTGGAGATTACACTGGCTGCCCAAGTAAAGGGTAAGTTGAACCTTGGTCGACAAATCCAACCTATTTTTCTGCATAGTCATCCTACTTTCCAACAAACACCAGGTAGTCGTTCCACACTTCGTACCACTTCCGGCCCAACTTGATTTTCACCGGGCCTTCGTACCCAAAGGGATACAAACGGAAAGTGCCTGTTCCCTTCACCAATCTTACCCGCCTGTTATTCACAAGGCCGGCAGACGCTTCCACAAAGACTTCTTCATCGTCAATATCCCTGGTCAACTTCTCCTTTGTAGAGAAATTCCCCTTGTACTTTTGGATGGTAAAATCGATATAATCCTTATCACCTTCCGGGATGAAGGGTTCTTCCGGATCTCCATCAATCAGGTATCCTTTCCGGTTGGCCATCAGTTCCCGGTCCTCAGCGGAAAGGCTGTAGCTGTCCCAGAGTTTCATCCTGGGATGATCCCCCAGGATCAAGTCGCTGGTGTTAAAGGGCAACAGTTCATATTCCTGGTCCGTGTCAAGGGTCAGGTTTTCCTTCTGCCCGTTGAACATCCGCACCACAATATCCCGCTGGCCTTCCGCCATGATGCCCGTATCGATATCGAGGATGGTGGTATTTCCATAAAGCTGGGTCAGGACGGCAAAGTCCAGCTTGATGGATACTCCCAGCCGGTTAAGGTCAAGGAACCGGTAGTCCGAAGCCATGGGACGGCGGAACAGTTTCACGGTCCCGTTTCCTTCTGTAAGAACGTAGGAACTGTAGGGGTGCAGAGCCTCGATGACATCAGCTCCCTTTCGGCTCTCGCTGTTGCTGCTGCATTCCGCCTTGCAGAAATCGCCCCGAAGAATCAGGTGGATCCGGTAATCCGCATTGGATTCTTCGTTGTAATAGATTTTCAGCATACCCCTTCCTCCTTATCTGCCACATCGTACCCGTTGACCAGGACATCCTTGCCACCCTCGATGGTCAGGCGATAGCCGGTGACTTCTTCCTTTTTGATTTTCATCACATCATCCTGCATCTTTCTCCCTTCAAAAAGCATCTGGATTCGCCCATTCATAGCCTTCCGCACGCCTTTGAGGGAGATGGCACTCCGCGACCCAGTAAGAGTGAAAAGAATGCTGTTCCCCGCCAGGACCAGGTCTTGGTTCCGTTCAAAATGGAGTGTCTGATGGAGCTGGACCTGTTCTATTTTCAGCAGAATTCTTGCTCGATGGCCCCGATCCACCACCAGCATTCCTGGCTTTAGATGCTCTACCGGCACAGGCCCTTCCACCGTACTTACGTTTCCTTTTGCAATGATCATAAGTTGTTCCTCCTTTAGCTGTCATCCGAGCAATTGCAGTTGCAGTCGCAATTGCAGTTCTGGGTCATGTAATACTGGCATTTCTGGCACCCCTGGCAGGTTTGGCACCCTTGACAGGTCTGGCATTTTTGGCATCCCTGGCATGTCTGACAGGACTGGCACCCCTGACAAGTCTGGCAGCAGTTGGCCTGGCAACAGTTTCCCGAAAAGGCTTCCTCCAGCTTGTTCACCGCGTTTTCCAGTGCCGCCACGTTGATTTTCTTCACCTTTTCATAGTCCATCAAAGAAAGATCAAGGGAAATCTTCGTCTTTGTGGCAAGGGATTCCAGTCCCGACTGGATGTCCGTCAGGTCCTTTTTCCACACAATCTCGTTCTGACTTGCCATTATGGCCCTCCTCCCGAATCGTCCGAACAGTTACAGTTGCCACCACTGCAGTTGCAGTCACATTGTCCTCTTGTCTGGCAGGTGCAGTTTCTCGAGCTACACTGGCTGATGCTCTGACAGGTCTGGCAGGAACTGGACTGGCATTTTGTGCTCTGACACCCTTGGCAGGTCTGACAACCCTGGCAAGTCTGGCAATACACACAGTTCCCACAGTTGTCCACGTTGGCCACATACGTGTTGAGCTGCTCCAATGCCGTCTGCAGTTCCGTCACATGGATGGCCTTTACTTTGAGTTCGCTGGTATCCCCAAGAGCAGCCGTATCTGTAAAAGAAGTTTTATTGATGGTTCCATTCTTGGCCATGGTTCTTCTCCAATAGCTTCTGCCCGTACTGCTGGATGGCCATAAGGACCGGAGTAAAGACGGCCCGCTTCAGGCGGCAGTAGGATTCCTTCCGGGCCTTATCCCCCACCAGCTTGCAGCCTCCCTGGCAGAAGGCAAGAGCTGTACAGGATAGGCACTCTTTTCGATGTTCATGGGTATGGTCTCCCGCAAGAATCCACTGCAAATAGGTGAAATATCCATCCTGGATGGTGCCTGCCTTCCGGGATGTGTTGTGGCAAGGGTACAGGTTCCCCTGGAGGTCTAAATTCAACACTGTGAGCCCATTTCCGCAGGCAGCGGTATACCGGGTCCACTTTCCCTTTCCTGTCAGGTAGAATTCCTTCAAAGCATGAAATAACTGGCGGATGTAAGCTTCTTCTGTGTACCTTTCTACAGGGACCCTTTTCCCGAAGCCATCCAGGAACCGGAGGGTCATTTCCTTCATCTCCCGCGCTACCCGTCCGTAGTCGATAGCCAGCAGGTCCTTCTTAGGAAGGCCGGTATCCATGATTTCATCCAGGTTCACCGCAATTTGGTAGCCATGGATGGCGCTGTACTCTTCCGAAATCTGCTGGAAAGCCTGGAGGACTTCCCTGGGATAGGCTTTGGCGGAAAGAACCGCAGAAAGACAGAGATGTTCCAGGGCCAGGATCCGTTCTCGGGTTTCCGGCACAGAAAACACATCATACCCTCTTGTTTCCCTCACATGTGGGCCATCCCAGGACACACAGACAGAAAATTGATGGGCATTAAAAAAACGGACCATTTCGTCCGTCAGAGCCCGCCCGTTGGTGATGATGCCAAAGGTCATGCTCAATTTTCGCTGTTTCACCACAGCCACCACTTCCTGGATGGTCCCAAAGTACAAAAGAGGCTCCCCACCATAAAACTGCAGGTGGAGAGTTCGTATATTCTCTTTGGTCACTTCTTCCAGAAAGTCATAGATTTCCGGATTGACTTTTCGGGTCAGGGCCTTATGGACCAAAGGATGCTGCAGGCAGTAGGCACAATTCATGTTGCAGGAATTTCCCAGCATAAGAAATATAGTGTTAATGTTTCTTCTCAGATATTTCATCTTCCACTCCTTACTATGATTTTTACCAGCCGCACGTTTTCTGCGGTATCGTCCTTTACAATCTGCCCCACCGCCTGGGTGATGTTTTCTCCCGGAAGGGCCATTCGGCCGACTCCCGGCATCTCCGAAGGGATGACCCATCCACCCTTTTTGGCTTTCCCGTACATCCGGACAGGGACACGACCGGCCAGGGCTACCGGGATATAGGTGGGTAGATTGACCTTCAGAATATCATCCCCTGGAGAAAGTGTCCGACCGCCGATGATGGAGGCAAAATCTTCCGTATGGACCCCCACCACACACTGACTGCTGGAAGTTGCCTTGCTGTACTGTTCTTTACCAGATGTTTCATCCAGGGCAATGATGTCACCACGCTGGGTAACGTCACCCCGGGGAAAGAATTCAGCGTAGTCGTTATAGACTGCGTTGTAAACTTTCGCGGCGGTAAGCGTACCGGTCAAAGTCACATTCCCTTCTGCATCCGCAGCCACAAAGCGGCTGTCGTTGGTAAGCTGGCTGGTTTTATCCGGGATGGTGGGCCTGTCTAACAGATCCTTGTAACTTCCACTTTTGGCCACGGCCGCAAGGGATCCCGTCTTCCCGGTCAGTTCTGCCTTGGTGGCATAGGTCTCTGCAATGTTGTTTCCCTTCCCATCGGCCAGAGCCGCCTGGGCAGTAGACGCAGCGTCCAGCTTTTTCCCAATGGCCGCCATGATGGTGGTGGCAAAGTTGGGATCATTCCCCAAGGCATCAGCTAATTCTTTTAGGGTATCCAGGGAAGCATCTGAGCCATTAATCAGTTCTGCCATTTTCTGCTTCACATAAGCTACATTGGCGATCTGAGTGCCTTGGGCATTATTGGCAGGAGTCGGTACCACAGGCGTTCCGGTGAGGACCGGACTGTCCACATCCGCTTTCACTTTCAGGTTGATCTGCATCTGGGCCAATTCCTCGGCGGCACTCTCCGCATTCTGCCGGGCAATGGTAGCCTGGGTGGTGGCTTCTTCCTGGGAAGCCTTGGCCGCCGCTGCACTGCTGGCAGAGGCTTTGGCACTGGTATCTGCAGCCTTGGCGCTGGCGGATGCTTCAGCAGCTTTTTGGGAAGAAACCGTAGCCCAGGCTTTACTGGACTTGGCTCCAGCAACCCCATCCGGATTCTCAGTACTTTCCGCCCAGGCCCGTGCTGTTTCCGCCCAGGTTTTAGAGGACCGTGCCCCGGAAACTCCGTCCGGCTCCTGGGTGCTCTCCGCCCACTGCCTGGCTGTATCTGCCCAAACTTTAGACGAACGAGTCCCTTCCCCGGCAGGAGGGCTATCGCTTTCTGCCCAGGCTTCCGCCATATTCTGGCTGTTTAAGGCATTTGCCGCGTATTCCCCGGCCTTTTCCTTGTATTCCCTAGCCTGATCCGCTGCATATCCATCTACTACATCCCCCATTTCCACTTCACTGTTGTTCTGGACGGTCAGGGTCACTTCTACATTGGCCGCATCAGACATTGTGGGCCACCCCCTTAATGATGAAAGATTTGGTAAAGAAGCAGGTGAGAATCTGTTCCGTTTCGCTGTTCATAATGGCCAGATCGTAAATGTATGCCCCAGGTTCCAGAGAATCCAACGCTCCCTTGGGCACCACTACATCTATAAAATTGTTGTCCGGATTGTAGAAATTATCCGAATAGACCACTTCGGAAGAATTGGTAGTTTTCTTGATAGCAAAGACCACCTTATCCCCATTAGTCAGCTTGTAGTTGGTAAAGCGGAACCGGATGGAAAAGGTGTCGTACTGGGACACCTGGATGTTTTTATTTTCGTCAATGACCAGCATCTTAGCCTCCTCCCGAATCGTCACTGCAGTCACAGTTACAGTTGCAGTTGCACTGAGAATTCTCTTTCCAATATTCTTCCGTATGGGACCGGTTCACCAGTTCCTGAAGAATGCGCCGGAGCGTATAGGTTCCTGCCGGGATGCCCCGGTGTTTCCGGATATGGTAAGCAGACTTGATGGACAGCGGTCTCGGTACCGATGTGGGGCCTGTCTCCACATCCCAGGAATTCAAGCCCATCACCCGGGCGTCCTTATCTGCCTGGGTACTGGACGTTACGGAAATCTCCACCTGGTCAATAAGCCGATCATCGGTCAGAGTTCCCATCCCGTTATAGGTAACACGGACAGTCTTTCCCGCATCTGCGGCAGAAAATTTCAATGTCCCGGTATTCCAACCCTCAATGCCGTGCTCCGTAGTAAGATAATCCGGCCAATACTGCCCCTGGGCTGGCTCTTCCGATACTTCCGTCAGGAGCGCCCCGTTCTGAAACTTCACCTGCAGGGTGGTGGGCGATGTCTTTTGGGGCACTTCCGTAAGCCGGATGGTATAGGGACTATTGCTAGGGATTACATGGGGTTCGTCAAAAATCTTTTTGATGTCGAAGGTGTTTTCAAAGGGATTAAATCGATAATCATGGATGGCCATCAACTTCCTCCTTTCCATTGTTTCAGAGCCGAAGCCTGGGATTGTTCAATATCCTTGGACCGACGTTCGATTTCCGTCAGGTAGCGATCCACGGAAAACTGAGGCTCTCCCAGTTCCATTTCGGTCTTGATTCCATTGGCGCCGGATAAGGTGTATTTGATTTTCTTGATGGGATAGGTATCGGCCTTCCCATCAAGACGTCTTATCTCGGCCAGCCCGTCCGTGGACATATGGCGGACGTTAAAGGTTCCATCCGGATAAGGATACTCCAGCCGCACTCCGCTGATCTTGGCTGATTTTACCGGAGCCTTGTACTGGCTGATCTGGTTTTCGCCCCACCGTTTGGCGTCTGCAGCAGCGTAGGCTTCCGGCAGATTCCAAACAGCCTGGTGGACCCCGTAGCTGTTTTGGCTGTTCTTATCCTCAACGATACACAGCCACTGCTCTCCCTGTTCATCCACGCTGCCACCTTTGATCCGGGCCCAGTTCACCAGTTTGGACACATCCCAGGAGGGTGTATAGGACGATATATGTTTTCCCACCGTGAGACGCGCCTGCTCGTTGACGGAAGTTTCCCGTCTCCGGAAGTACAGACACCGGTATTCGTCCACCCCGTATACGTAATCCACGGCAAAATCCGCCAAAGTGCTTAAGGCTTCTTTCACCGTTACTCCGTCAAAGACCAGTTTGGTAGGACTGTACCCCACCCTCTGGATCTTGCTGTCGTTGTAGACCACCTGGAGGGTTTGCCGTTCAACCTGGCGGGCAATGTCCCGGACGATGTCTCCCACGTCCATGTTCTCGTATGTCTTCCAGAGCATTACATTTTCCAGCCGGTTATAGAATCCATACCCTTTGTATACGAATTTAGTGTCCGTTGTCCCTTCGATGGGCCGGCTGATGATGTAGCCGCTGTACCAGGGTTTCCGGTCCCCATAGAGGTGGATGTCAATGCGCTGCATGTAGTCCAGCTGCGTATTGGAAGGCTGCCGATAGAAAGTCAGCTGACACTGGCCGCAGCCGGTGCTGGTGATTTCAAAGGTCACTTCATTCAGGGCATTGGCCTCGCTGCCTCCCCCAAAAATAGCCGTCCGGGTCCCGTCCTTTTTGTAGGCATAGACCACGAATTGGCCGGGATAGTACTCATGGACCTTGCCCCGGTCGCTGTTTCCTTCACCGGCACCAGTAGGGCCGGCAAAGATCCACCGGCCGAAGAGGCCCCGTCCAAAGATGAAATTCGTCATACAAACCACCTGTTGGTATAGGTAATTTCCACCGTCCCAGCCCCGCCTGTATAGAGAAACAAATTGGCTCCCGGTTTGGCATGGAGAAAAGTTCCCGTAAAGGCGTTGATGCTATTGTCTTGATCCCGCCAGACCGTTCCTTCCCGGCCGCTCACGATGGAGGTCTTGGGAGCCACCAGGAGAGCATCTGTTAGGGTAAACTTCTCTTTGGCTTCCTGGTGCCAGACGGTGAGGTTGGTCATCCGGTCTTTTGGGATAAACCGGAAGGTGAGAGGTGTATCCACGCTCCCTAGGTTGTGGAGCACCATCTCGGCCTGCACCGTTGCCTGGGGAAAAAGAAATACCACTTTGGATTCCTGGGCTTCGTACCGGAACGGGTCTGCCAGGAGAAGGGACACCGTGATGTTGCTCCGTCTCTGCTTGAACCCGTTCTCAAACTTGTGCTTAATCTTGGACAAGCAGGCCACATGATAGACCCGGTCCGGGCGGCCGGCCATGAGGGAATAATCCGTTTGGCCAAAGAAGGTATAGGCTTCGTTCAGCACTTCGTCATGGTCTTCCTCAGTGGCTCCCTCCATGGAAAATTCCACCTGGATCGTCCGGCCATCAATCTTTCCATCCCCCACCGCATCACTGCCATGGGCAAAGGCCCGGGATTGAAGCTTATTCCGGAAGGTATAGCTGCCGCTGTCCGTCAGACCCCAATGGGCCGGGAGCTTGTATTCCACCCCATCTTTGGTGATGGTGAGCCCCTGCTCCCCTTCTTTTCGTTCCGGAAATTTCATGTTATGCACCTCTCAGTCCCGCCAGTACAGCGTCGGTAAACCCGTCCATCAGATCATCCAGATCCGCGGCGTTGTTGATGTCCCCATAGTTGTTGAAGGTGGTGGCCACTTCCCGGTTATCATTGGCTTCAGACGAATTCACGATTCCTTCGGCAATGCTGTCGAACACCGCCCGGTTCAGGGGCAGGGCCACTTCGTCCCCGGCATCCCCCAGTACACCCACCAAAGGTCTTGTGAAATACCCGCCTTTGGCATAGTGGGGTGTCTTTCCAGCTCCCTGTGCCGCTCCTGCAGCCGTATTGGTTGCTGCAGCCGCCATGCCGATCCCCACCGCTGCAGATGTCCCACCAGCCAATAGACCCGTAGCCACCGGCCCGGCAGAGGGGTCGATGACCAGTTTCAGCCAGGCCGCGGGTGCCAGAGCCCCGGCTGCTGCTGTTCCCTGGGCCACCGTCTTGGCGGCACTGGCCGCATTGAGCTTATCCCCGAAGAGAGCCGTCACCAGCATCCCGGACAGCATCTGGGAGAAATAGCTTGCGATGGTTTTCAGCATGGCCTTTCCCAGATCCAGGAAGGCATCCTTGGCGTTCTTGGCCCCAGTCAGGATATCCGTAAAGGCTGTCTCCAGACCGCTTAAGGTGGTGGACGCCATGTCCGCGATGAGTTCCAGGGTTCCCATATGGGCATTCATATAGGCTTCCTGGTAGGTATCCATGAGAGACTTTTCCGCATCGATGTTGCTTTGCCGGAGGGCCATTTCTGCTGTGAGAGTCTCCTGCAGCAGAGCCAGGGAGTTCTGGTTATAGGCTTCATCCAGAGCCGCCTGGATGTCTTTCCCCTGGGCAAAGTAGGCATTCCGTTCTTCCATGTAGCTTTTGTAGGCCGCCGCTTTTTCCAGGTTGGCCTGTTTGTCAAAGGCGATCTCGTTGGCACTGGTCTGTTCATAGGCGATGCCCTTTTCCTTCAGGGCATTTAAAAACACAGCCTTCTCTGCACTGGTGAGACTAATGAAGTCCTGGGACAGTTTAGCGTACTTGTCATCAATGGACGCCACGGTCTTTTCCATGTCGGACTGCATCTTCATGACTTCCTGTTCCTGTTTGGAACCATAGAGGGTAAGTTTGGCAGTAACGGAATCAAAAGACAGGTCCCGGGCTTTGTTCATCAGTTCCCGGTTTTTGGCCTGTTCTTCCGAAAGAGCGTCCAGGCGCTTCTGGGCATATAGCTCTGCCAGACGGGTCTTATCCCGTTCGTAGTTCTCGTTGGCAGACCGGGATTTTTCCAGTTCGTCCGTTTCTTCCTTGTACCAACGATCCACCAGGGCACTCTTGGTCTGGAAGGTCCGGAACCATTCTTCCTCGATGCTCTTGCTGGTCTGGGCAGCGGCACTGACCAGCTGGTCCCTTCCACCAGAGCTTCCGCCCCGACCACCACCGCCACCAGAACCGCCTCCGCCTCCTCCCCCAGCAGGGGCCGGAATATCCGTTCCCCCGCCCCGGAGGTTGCTGAAGTCCGGCAGTTTGAATTCCCGTTTGGCAGGAGCAGTGCCACCTCCACCACTGCTTTCCCCGCCCATGGATCCCAGGGCATTGTTGGTTTCCAGGATCTTCTGGATCAGGCTGGAAAGCCAGCTGATGGCTTCGCTGACGAAATTGGCAATGGTAGAAAGACCGCTGGAAGCCCAGGAAGGAAGGATGCTGCCTGCCATATCCGACAGGATGCTTCCCACTTCATCGATGCAGGCCCCAATGCCTTCCACCAGATAGGTGAAAGCATTCAGGATCCAGGTGACGCATTCACTGAGGATGCTGATGAAATTCAGCACCCCGTTCACCACAGCCCCGATGATTTGGAGGGACGCATAGAAGGCGGCTCCCATCACCGCCGCCACCAGGGTGAACACAGGTTCAAGGGCCTCCAGATTGGCGATGATCGCCTGGGCTGCCGCGCTCATCATGGTCCGGACGGCATCCACAGCCCTTGTGACGGTTTCCATCTTGATGCCCATGGTTCCCAGCACATCTTCCACGGTCATCCCGCTTTTCACGATGGCATAAAGGGCCGTAGCAACAGCAG